CCACCACCAGCGGCTGAAGCTGCACCAAACGCAGCCGCTGGGCGAGTGGCTTGAGAGTAACCCGTGTTTTCTGTCCATCCTGCATGGGAAGACATGGTATCTGCGGCATTGTATGTAGGTGTTGAGTTGCCATCTACCAAACCAAGATACCAAGCGGCAGTATAAGATGTACCAGCGAAGTATTTGTTTAAGAGATCAGTCTTGCCTACATTGACTACCAAGTTTTTAAAGGTTTCTTCCCACCTTAGATTGCCATCAGCATCCGTACAAGTCACGGTAAAAGCGCCAACAACATTGGCATCTTCTAAAAGAAACGCTTTAGTGGCTACAGAAACTGCTGAAGCCTCGGTAGGTTTGATATTCTCGTTTTGCATATTAGCTCCTAATTTGAACTGCGAATTAACGCCGAAGTTGATGTATTTGACGGCATAGTGATGGTGAAATTTGTTTGTACTTTATCTGAACCAAAGTCAATAACAGCTATGGACTTATTGCCTTTTGTGAAGTTATAAATCAAAGCACACCTGGCAGTAATAGCAGTGCCAGTCCACGTAACATTATTGAAATTTACATAAGCTGTGTAGCCAGATGTATTAATCGTAACTCCAGTCAACAACTTACCTCCAGCGGTATAGCTAGAAGACGTAGCTACTTCGTTGGTTGCAGAGTAAATAGTGGTATCAGCATTTAAATCAGCAAAGCCTGTATACAAAGCCACATACAGTTGGTCAGTCGTCAAGTCATGTACCGCCTGGTATAGCTGCGACTTAAAGCTGGTGGTTTGGGTTTGTACAATACTCATGCTACAGCAACCCTTACTTGGCCATCACGATAAGCATCGCCACGTTGTTTGCCATCACCCAAGTTCTTGAGAAGCGCAATAGCTTGAACATATCGTTCTTGGTACATCATGTACATACCGTCATCTGGGCCACTCTTCATGTATGTACCAGCTTCAGCTAAAGTACCATACAAAAGAACTGAATCAAAGTTATCTCCAAGCCATGTTGTTAAAGCAGTAACAATAGACTCAGGGTAATAGTAATAATGCAATTCAACATAATAGTTTGCACTGGGAGTCGGCCCAACAATAAAAGTTAATTCATTTACGTCCGTTGAGCTAGGGCCAAATATGGCGTAATGCTTTGGCTCTGACGCATATGCGGATAACGGATAAGCTTCACGAATGAAGTTAACATCTTTGTTTAACAAAAACAAATAGTCCCCTTGGAACACAATTGTTCCTGAAACTGCACCGCTATTAGCTATGGTCAAAGTGATCGTAGTTCCATTTATACTACGTACAACACAATTAGTTCCTATGTTAGTTCCCGTTACTTGTTGGCCAGCAGCTATGCCCGTATTGCTTGCAACCACAATGGTATAAGCCCCGGACGTTCCAGTAGCAGTTGTACTGTTATACGGAAAAACTGCCAAACTATACGTAGACAAAAAATCACCGGGACAAGACAAATACTTATTACCCGTTGTCAGCACACCCGTTACATTCTTACGCAAATTAGCAATCTGCACCGTGTTGTACACACGTTGCTCTGCCTGTTTGATTAACGTGTTTATTGTCGTTGTATCAAACGTATTTTGCGTGTAGTCTTGTACAGCAGCTACGAGTTGTGCATACGTGATTGCCATGTTTAACCCATCGGGCCTCTTGACATTACGCCTTTAGTAGCACACCCAGTACCGCGCATTTTGATGCCAGTTGTTTTAGGAGCTGGATAATCATTACTACGGGAGTTTGCAACTGAAACATTAGCGTTACGCAAATATTCTTTGTTGTTAGCTACGCCAGCTTCTTGAATAGGAGCAGGTTTACCATTCATGGTATGGGGTTCAGCATAAGTCATGGCATCGCCGACTTCTTTACCCATCATCTTTTTGCTAAATGTAGCCATTATCGACCCCTTCCAGTATTGCGTTGGTTAGCCACTTTAGCTAAGTTACGACCCATCTTGAGCATTTGCATATTGGTCTTTCCACCAGCAGCCAGCTTTAAAGTTGTGCCTTTGCCGCTTTTGTGCTCTTGCATATCGTGTTGTTTAAAAGCCTTTTTAATCATAGCAACGTCTTGTTTCTTGTCCATTGCCATGTCTTCTTTCATATCACTTTTTGCCATGATTAACTCCCTGTAATTGTTACCGTACCAACACTTGTTACACCTATCAAATAGTTTGGTGTTAACCCTACATCAAATTGACTAGCCCCGCCAACAGGATTCCATCCCCATTGTATATCTCTTGACCCCCCTGTGGGGTATCCATTATCTGTGTTATTGGTTGTTTGTAAACCATTCAAACCAGCGCTTGTATAAGTTGTATCTGGCCTTGGTTGACGAACCGCTTGTGGGTCTTCAACTGGATACATACCTAACTGCAACTGAGGCTGATCTGGATCCCAACACTCAGGACACACTTTAAGTTGATATAGTTTAGTTTTAACAACCTCAAATTTCAACTTTTTTAACTTGTACTGTTGCCCGCATCGATCACACTCGGCAATCGAATGTTTGCCAGAAGCAAACCGATTACTCATTAAGTGGTTCCTCCCCCAATAAATGACTGACGAGGAACAAGTCGTAATGGGGCTTTTTCGTGATCTTCACCAGCCGCCAAGTTAAATTGTTCATCGTAAACTTGTTTTAACATGTCCATTCGGCCCTGTAGTTCAGGTACTTTCATGGCGATGTAGTAAGCTAATCCAGCTACCATGCAAGGTAAAAATCGAAAATTCATGTCCCCAGTGTTAATACCTGTACCTGCGTCTTGGACTCTTCTTAATCTCCAATACGCAAAAGTGTAAGTAGTTGAGCCATCGGGTGTAGGCCATACAGTTACACATGGTAGCTGGGGTACAAATACAGCAACGCCACTAGCGTGAGCGGCGGCTGTCGTGTTATTTTGTGCCCTAAATACTCCACCTAGGGTAAGCCCTGATATATACGTATAGTATATATCTTCGCTATCAAGCCTAATGTAGCCAGAAGCAGCTAAACCTACAACTGAACTTAAAGTAATTGTGGTGTCTGTACTGGTTAATGACGTTGTTGTAATGATGTTTGTGGGGTTAGTTTCACCAGAAAGACGTTGAATCCACACTTGGATGGGTCTAGCTTGAGTTAATTTATTAGGGATAGTCGCATAGGTAGAAACGCTAATACGGCTAATTGTCAAGTCCGCTTGATTATTTTGTTGATTAGCGTCGGTACGAATAACGTGTTCAAGCAGGTCAATCGTATCCACAGGTAATGGATAAGTATTCAATCCTTGGGTCAAGATAAACGAACCCTGCTCAATTGTCCACATATTGAGCCCACGATTGGCCCATTCAATGGTCATCAAATTCATTGATCTACGTGCAGTACGTAGATCATAGCCAGAACGCATTTCACGGCCAGCCCTCTCCCAAGACTCTTCTGCAATCTCGGTAAACTCTAAGTTAAAAAGGGACGTGCCTGAAGTGGTCATTATCTAAATCCTGCTGTTTTCTTTGCAATTGTCTTAGGTTGTGCCACAAATTGTTTACCTGCTGCTTTCCCCGCACGCTTTGCACGGGTAGTCGCTGCGTACTCAGAGGAAGATAGAGACTTAATCGCTGCTTCTGGAAGATACCTCTCACCTGTTTTACTAGATGGCTTTCCGCTCTTGGTGCGCCATTTCTGGTCACCCCAGTTTTTGAGGGATTGCTGGGGCGCTTTCAATCTCTATAACCCCCACCTGCCGCTTTGTACTTTTTAGCTACAAGTTGCGCTTTACGTGCTGACCATTGACCTGCGCCTGTACCTTGTGTAGCGGCGGCTTTTACCTGAGACACAATCCGCTTACGCAGACTTGGTTTGGTGTAATTACCCGCCGCATTCACTTTGCCGCCTTCCGCATATTGCGTGAAATCAGTGTCATCCCGGCGAGCTTTACGCTTACCTTTGGGCATTTTGCTTGGGTTAATATCACCCATACCACGGGATGCCATCATGATTTAACAGGCTTTGCCGCCGTAATTCATCTTCTTGGTCATACCGCCTTTTTTCATACCTAAAGGAGTACTGCCAGCCATAGTAACCATTGTGCCTTTGGTTTTGCCTTTAGTAGCAACTCCATCTCTGCTGGGAGCAGCAGTCTTTACTGAGCCCATTTTGGCTTCGGTCATTCCACCGCCAGCCATTTTTTTAGTAGACCCACCTTTTTTCATAGGCATATCTGACCCAGCTTTTTTCTTAGCCATCATTGCCATAAACCCAGGGTTCATTTTAGAAGCCATAGTATCACCACCTTTTGAGAATTTTTTGCCTTTATCGGCGTTGCTGAAATCTTGTCCCACGGATTGCGGAACTCCTACCTTCTTTGCAAAAGCTTTGTTATGAGCGATTGCTTCCATAAAACGATGCTGT